AGTCGGTGGATTTACGGCAGACTCTTTGAATGCAGATCATACTATTACTGCTGTTGATCTGTCAGGATTTAGATTTGCAATGAACTCGAATGCAGACTCGAATGAAGTTGCAGGCGGTAGCCTAGTACAATCGACAAAGAATATTCCATATTCGGTAATGTATTCGAATCTTGCAACTCTCAAGCCTTCTCAAACTGGTCTTTCCTTCGGATTCCTAGGCACAAAGGGTAAATCGCTCGCTGGTTCAAATACAGCTCTTTACGATAAAGAAACTGTCTTTGCACCATTTACACCCGGCAAAACGATGTATGCAAATGAACCTTATCTCGTATGTGCAGATTCAATTGCTGACAATGAGATTGCTGTAGGTGCTAAGTCTCTCGAGATGCAGGCATCTTTCTATACAGACAATGATTTTGTTTCTCCAATGATTGATTTGCAAAGATGTTCGATCACTCTTGTAAATAATGTGATTGATAATCAGGCAAGTTCTGTTACAACAGGATTTAATGTTCCTCTTAATTTTGTGGATGAAACAACAGCAACACACGGTACTCAAGGTTCAAAACATATTACAAAACCTATCACATTGCAAACATCTGCTGTCGGTCTGAAACTCTGCTTGACTGCTCATAGACCAAAAGAAGCAGACTTTAAAGTGTATTATCGTACATCAGATGCAACAGGCGAAGATATTCGAAAGAAAGCATTTAAGCTTGTAGCGAAAGAACAGTCGATTCCTTCAGATGAAAATCCGAATGTTTTCAGACAGTATAATTATTTAGTAGGTGGTCCTGGCGGCAACTTCCCCGCATTTACACAGTTCCAGATTAAAATTGTAATGACATCAACAAATGATGCTAAAGTACCAGTATTAAAGGATTTAAGAGCGATCGCATTGAGTGCATAATGGATTATCAAAGAGTTGAAGGACGAACAGACATTGTACGTGACAAAGATACAGGTGCTGTTCTCTATACTAACAGTGAAGAAAAAGTTCAGGCTTTAAGAGCTCGAAAGCAGGCTCAAAAACGAAGAGAAGAGGATGTTGATCAGCTAAAGGATGATGTCTCTGAGCTCAAAGGCATGATGAAGTTGATCTTAGAGAAATTAGATGGCGCGTAAGATATTAGTAGATAGCAGCAATACAGTTGCTGTATGGTCTCAGAAGACCAATACTTTGTCAGATTATATAGGTGATCTAGACAATCTAGATAATACCTTTGCACCTGGTAATACTTGGGCAATAGGATATCCGAATGTCGATCGCGATTCGAGTGCTGTAAGCGCTATTAATTATATTGAAGATTATGCAGATGCAATTTATTCTTCATTAGTCGGTGGCACATCAACATCAAGACAAACTGTAAGAGCAAAGATACTTGCCGATTCTGCAGATTTTGATTTGTTGCATACGAATCAATTGTGGAATTACGACGGCGCAATGACATATGGTCCGTCTGATTCAACTTGGTACGGCGATTCTCCTGGCACAAATAAATTTGATTTTACAGCAGATAGTTCAGAATTTAGAAATCTAAATGTTGTAAGATTAAGACAAGCGCCTGACAGTGCAATAATCGGCAGACTAATTGTCGGTGATTCTGGATTCATAGGAACAATCACCACTGCTGATAGCACCTCAGAACTTATCATCAAAAATTTAAAGTATAAAGGTAATAGCGCTGCTTTAATTGACAGTGCCCTTGTACTAAATAAAATTAGTGTTGAACATTTTCAGTCTGATAGTGGCGGAGATTCTGGTGTAAATATCGATGTTGCAAGGATTACTCATTTAGATATAGATAGTAGTATAACATTTACTGATAGCTCAAGTTTGAATTTTAATGTCGTAAGACCTTTTTACGTAACCGATTCTATGGGCATTATAACATTAAATGATTCAAGTGTAACATATTTTGCAGCCTATCAACTGATTGATAGTAATTAGAGGTAAAAATGACCAGAAAAGTTGTAGTAGATCTTGTTGATGCTGTTGGTACATTTATGTCCAAAACGAATCTAATATCAGATTACGTAGGTGATCTAGATAATTTAGATGCAGACTTTGCAGCAAATTTTTCTGATTCAAGTGTCGTAAGCGCGCTGAATCATTTAAGTGATAAACTTGATAGTATCGGCGGAGTATTATTCGGTGGAGGTGGAACTCTTCGAGTACAGGGGTTCATCGGCGACTCAGCAGAATTTAAAAGACTTCGTGTCGGTAAACTTACCGCAGACAGTTCCACTATTGACAGTGCGACGATTAATGATCTATACATATCAGGCACTCTTCGCGCAGACAGCGCAAGATTCAAAACGATTCACGTTGATAGCATCGGTATTGATTCTGGTGCAACACTTACAATTGATTCTGCTGAAGTAAATAAACTTACTGTTACTTCATTAACGATTGATTCTGCTGACATCGTCAGGTTGAAAGCTCAATATGCAGATATCGATTCTGCCGATATTGACAGTGCCACGATTACGGACTTAACAGTTACAAAATTGACGTTAGATAATGTTGAACTAGATAATGTGAAACAATTTACAATTAAGAATGAAGGTGGAACTATAGTGTTAGCAGGTTACTTCCTATCTACCACGGATTCTGCTGAGGTAGCATAATGGGCAATTTTAGACCGTTCATCGCACAAAATAACGATGAAATTGTAAGGCAATTCCAAACTGCTGAATATAATAATATGCTAGGTCGTATGGCGCATCTTTATGATTCAGATGCTGCTACTGAATTAACAGTCGTAACATCTGGCGGTAATATATCACCGAACATGACAGACACCCGCTATCGTTCAGGTGCATACTCACAGTCGACTGGTGATAATGATGCAGTCGATGACGGCGCAGCTGAATATCCTCAAGAACCGACGACAGCAGAACCGGAACTTATTACAGGATTTTCTTACGATAGAGTAAATCAAACGCTTTTTTCTGGAGTAGTTCCTGTTCAGGCAAATGAAACTTGGTATAAAGCACAGGCGATTAAGCCTGTCAAATTTGAAAACGGTGGCTTTGTTGAAATGTCTTATCAAGATGTTTTAGATACATATATTGAAGATTGGTATGATTATCAGGAAGGTGCAAGTCCTTCAGATCCTGCTGCCGCAGGTAGTTATTTTATCACAACGAATTCATCTGAAACTGGAGCAACCGCCGTAAGTGCTACTCCAGTTTTTGTCGACACTGTAGCAGACGCTGGTTCATATCAAGCATCTCTTATTGGTGGCACTACCACAACCACAACCACAACAAACTTCTCTGCAGTAAGCGGCACAGGTTCACAAACTGTATTGACAAGCATTGGTGGTACAGGTGTTTCAGTAACAGTAAATAGCGTTTCATTATCAGGTGCTGGCGTATTTCATTTCGGTGATGCAAGATATTCTACTACTAACACTGCTAACACGAGACCCAATGGCGCCACAAATTGGTTTAGGGCGGGTATAAACGCTAATGGCCATAGGACATATGTATTCAGTGATGATGTGGCCTATGAGGTTTATTATAACGCTGCAGATGCTACTCGAAGAGCAACTTTTAATAGTGCTTATCTTTCGTATGGACATAATAAATGGGATGTAGACTATCCTACTGCAGACGATACCAATCTAATTGATTATACCCCAGATCCATTTTTATACGCGACCGGTTCTCCTAATCACTCTACTGGCACAGACGTCGTTAAAATTACTCCAGATGGAGCAACACATCTTTATATTTGGATTAGTGGAGATGACGGAGCAAGTAATGATCAGAATGCATTTGTAAGATTAGAAGGCACTAACGGGAATAGTCGGTACTTTAGCTTTAATAGAAATTCTTCAAATTCAACCTTGCAGACACGAATAAATGAATTGGTGAGCGATAATATTATATCTAGTGGTACGTATGCCAAGCCGAGTAACGGAGCTGCACTTAGACTTGTACTAGGAGGAAAACTTAAACACATTAATGGTGATTTTAGAGCAGGTTCACAGCCCTATTCTGGAGGATTTGCCTTTGTCGAAGGTACGACTGTTACTGCACAGAATAATACTGGTTTCTATATCCAAACTCCAATTGGTACTACACGTGCACCATTATCGACATGGTCATTAGGTAGCTCAAATTCTTGGACAATTGCAGCAGGTTCGTATACTCAAACAAGTGGTACAACAACCTATCAAGATCATTTTAATACAACAAACTATTATCTGCATAAGGTTGATTCGCAAAAGCAAACACAAGGTACAGGATATAGAACACCACTGATTGTTGATTACAATGGAAGCGGTACAGCTGTCGGGCTAAGGGCGATGACGTATGCAGAATTTGATACATTCTTCGGGTCACTGATTAACTACACAACAAAGAATGCTGCCGGCTATAGACTTAGATATAACTTTGACGGTACTTATGGAACAATAGTCAGTAGCATATATAATCAACAAATGACTAGTGTATCTGGTGCATATACAACAAGATTTGTTAACATTAACGATTATCGAGCACAAGAATTTCCAAATGGAACGATTGTGAATCAAGATACATATAACCTTAAGCTGGAGAGATACTAATGATTCCGGTCGATCATACATTAGTGAATGCATATTTTACAGACAATGAAAAATCGATTGTTTGTACCGAATGGCAGTCGAATACTGAAGATGAAGCATTCAGAACATACACTTTTAATGTCGATGAAAACAATAGGTGGTGGAGAGCTCTTCTTAAACATCATATCGACATTGAGCAAATTCATGAAAATACATATAATAGAATTCGTAATATGCGGCAGACATATGAGAATGAATTGAAAGAAATTGCAATTGCTAATAATGAATGGGATGATATCTTTGGTAATAGACAGGCAGATCATGACCTGCTTATAAAATATATTAATACAGGTGATGGTGAAAAAGATGTATTTAATTTAAAGTTAAAATTGTTTGAACAAGAGCATGTCTTTAAGTCTAATAATAGAGAGCTAAAGAGTGAATTAAGAAAAGCAAAAACTATTGCTGATGTACTAAAAGCATATTTAAAATTTTAAAATGAAAAATATATTATGTGTCAAGTGGGGTGACAAATACAATTCTTATGTTGATAAATTATATGAACAAATTAAAAACAATTGTTCATATGACTTTAATTTCTATTGCCTGACTGACAATCTTCAAAATCAATATGATATTCACTTACCATCATTCTGGGATAAACATTATATTCCAGAAAAAAATCATTTCTGGGCTTATCGAAAATTATATATGTTTAATGAAGACTTATTTCCACAAATCAGTGGAGATGAGTTTTTATTTTTTGATTTAGATATTTTAATCCATAACTCTATAGATCCACTATTTACACTTGAAATGAATAAGCCGTGGATAGTGAAAGGTTGGTGGAATAATATAGATATTTGTAAAAAAAATTATGGCAAAGGTATATCTCCAATAATAAATTCTTCTGTTATTAGATGGAATAGAGGACAATTAAAACCCATTTATGATGATATAGAAAAAAATGCACAGTTTATATTCTTTACATATAAATCTATAGATAATTACTTGCATAGAAAATGGTATGATATTACCACTGATACCTCTGATATGTTTAATATCTTTGAAAAAGGCACTACATATTCATGGTACAAAGGTAATGTTTTTCCAGATGATATTGATGAGCATAAGATTAGATCTGATCATATGATTTGTTTATTTAATAATAGCTCAGATATAGATGATAAAGCAATTGAAAAATTATGGCAACAATAGAAGCTTTAGCGTGTTGGTTTAACACGTATAATATATGCATTAAAAAGCATCCATGGATTATTGAAAGAATAAACCACTCCTTTTTGTATTCTCAGCTTCAAGGTAAGCAATGGATTTTTGAGGAATTAAAAAACATTGGCGATACATATCAAAATACAGCCGTTATAGGAGGATGGTTTTGTCATTATTTAGCACACTATTTAAGAGAGTATAGTACCTATATTTGTAACTATGAAATAGATCCTTTTGTCGCTGATATATCAAAAACATTTAATAGGTATCAGGTAGAATATTTTGATGCAATGGTAAAAGATCTTAATATAGAAAATTTTGATCAGCAGCATGTAGAAAGAGGCGTGATAGGGCTTGTAATAAATACATCATGTGAACACATGCATCCGTTTAGTATGATGAAAAATAGAATCAATAAGCAACTAGATGAAATACCATTATACGTTCTTCAGTCAACTGATGAGGACAAATACGATGATCATATTAACTGTGTATCTGGACCAGATGAATTAGCTGATCAAGCAGAGTTTGTTGATATAATTTATAGTGGAACAAAAGTTCTAGATAATGGTATGAAAAGATTTATGGTGATAGGAAGATGAAATTAGAAGCAGTAGGACAAACAGTAGATTTTTTTGGTTTTGATCATAGTATGCATGACAATATATATGTTGCACTCTCGGGTGGCACGGATTCGTCTCTTTTGCTTTATCTAATTTGTTTATATCTACCTGAAAAAAGAATAGTATGTCATACAGGAACCGATGTAACTAAAGATCCTTTTGTTGGAGAATATGCCACGGACATTGTTATTTGGATGAAAAAACAATTTCCTAATGTGAACATGATTCATGAATTATATAAATTTAATAGCCGAGAAACAAGACATATAATACAAGCAAGAGAGGAAATTGAAGCGGCTGAGGATAAATCTATATTTCCTACAGTATATGGACATGCCAAAAGTATTGCACAGAAAGAGCATAAAAGTATAATGCGAAAAAAATATAATATAACTATGTCAACTCACGGTATCACAGGAAATCCACCAATAGAAGTTCAAAGAGAATTAGGATTTGAACACGTTGCAGAATCTAGAAGAAATCAATGGTATGATCCTATAGTTATAAGCCCCAGTGGAAAAAATATACACCATAAACCTTTTGTAAATGTTGATAAGAGATGGGTGGCTGGAATGTATGAAAAACTTGATTTGATGGATGAGTTATTTCCTATGACTATGTCATGTATTGGAGATAATGCAGATTCAAAATATTATACAGAACCATGTAGAAAATGTTTCTGGTGCCATGAAAAACTATGGGCGTTTGGGTGTTATGACACAGGAATCATCTAAAGACAAGTATCACTGGATATGCCCAGAACCATTTACTAATATTTTCTCCTCACCTTATGGGTGGTGGAAGCCTTGCTGTGTTATCAACGATAGTGTGTTTTACGATGAATCAGATTTGTTCTATACAACTAAAGATTATACCCATGATGAATTTTACAATTCAGCATTTATGAAAAGACTAAGAAATGCCATGAAAAATGGTGGCGATGATGATTGGTTAAATAAAGTTTGCGAGGCATGTAGAGTAACAGAGGGTAATGGTAGTAAATCTTTTAGAGAACAATATGTTGAAAAATTCTGGGATGAAGAAAACGGTTTTTTCAAGCATCTAAAAGACGATCTAATTGACATTATTGATAATGATAAACAACCTTCCTTTTATCACTCTATGGAACACAGTGCAGTTGGTGGTAACGTATGTAATCTAGCGTGCTCAATGTGCGATGGCCAAACATCTTCAACTTATAGAAAAGAGGAAATAGAACTTGGTGAAAAATATATTAATAGTCGTCAAGATGGTAAACCATCCCATGGACAAAGCCATATTGTAAAACCTATCATAAAAGAACTTCCAGATATAAGTAAAGTTCGTGAGCTAAAACTTACTGGGGGTGAATCACTTATGATAAAACAAAATTGGGATCTAATATCTCAAATGGAAGAAAATACCACTCTTAGAATAATAACCAATGGTACAATTACTATAAAGGATTTATCCGTATTTGAAAAATTTAAGCGTGTTACGTGGAATATTTCCATTGAAGGTCCTAAAGAAATAAATGAATATATTAGATATCCATCAAAGTGGTCAACCATACAAAAAAATATTAAAATTATGAATGAAATACCTAATGCTCAAACGTTTTATGTTTCTACTGTTGGGGCATTAAATATTCATCACTTATTGGAAGTTGATTCTACACCAGTCAAAGATCATGTTGCTCAAAGTCTGATAATGAATAATGAATTTTCTCTTAATAGTATACCACCTGACATTAAAGAATATTATTATGACAAACTGTGGTCATCAAAAACTAATAATCATGAAATGTTGGAAGCATTAACTCGTTACTTAGATAATTCTGAATTTAATGAATTTCATATGTGGGCAATGTTAAGTAAAATAAAAAAACGAGATAAGCTCAGAGGAACAAATCTCTTGAGTGTTCTACCTGAATGGACAAAATATTATGAAAGTTGTAGCGGTTAGAATAGGCAATAGATATGGACCTGAATATGAAGAATATTTGGAATCCAAATTACCTGAATACGAATTTATTTGGGTAAGAGAACCAATTCGCAAGGATGTAACACTTCAATGGAATAAAATGTATGGAATGTCACTTGACATAGATGAACCAATCTGTGTTATGGATATTGACGTTTTGCTTACAAATGATTATAAAAAAGTATTTGAATATCCAATTGAACCAGGTGAATTTCTTGCCATGCCAGGATGGTGGAGAGATAGTAATTCAGAATATACGATTAATGGTGGATTCTTTAAATATTATCCAAAAGATTGTAAATACATTTATGATGAGTTTATGTCAAATGTAGATTACTGGCAACAGCATTATATTAAAAATGGTATTACAAAAGGCCCAGTGAATGGTGAGCAGTATTTTGTATTTGATCAAGTTAATAAAAAGCTAAAACTTAAATTATTACCAAAAGCTTGGTTTACTAGATGGAAATCAGGATATGGTGATACAGATATGACCTATACTGAATTCCAATTTAATATGACAGAAAGATATAAACAATTAACCGGAAATGATTATATTTGGATGGGAGACTGGCATCCAGATATAAAATTTATTCACTTTACCCATGCCCAAAACAAACCTACAGATTGGAAATATTATAAATAATAGTAATTCATAATGGTCGAGTTACTTAGTATCGGAAATGGGAAATGGCAGAATACGAAAAATTCACGATCGACAAAGGATCGGACGTCGCTATACAACTAGATCTAGTTGACAAGAGCGGTAACCCCAAAAATCTCACAGACTATTCAGCGGCTGCGCAGATGAAGCGCAACTATAGCTCTGACTCCGCTACAGATTTCTCCATAGCAATTGTTCCTACCGAAGGTACTATAACTCTTTCTTTGACAAATACACAGACCGACGCTTTAAAGACCGGTAACTATGTGTATGACGTTGAGATTTCTTACGAAGATAGTGCAAGTAACACTATCGTCGAAAGGATTCTTGAAGGCAAAATTAGAGTTAGTCCATCGGTAACTTCATGACGGCACCTACCTATGTAAAAAAAGTCGAGGTCATCGACAGAACCCAAATCAAAAAGATTACGATTGGTACTCCAATTCGTAAGGTGATTGGTGCTTCTGTACAGACTCTCGGCGATCTCACAAATGTAGACCTGACAGGTTTACAGGATGATCATATCCTCCAGTACAATGCGTCAACAGGTAAATTTGAAGTGACATCTTTACCTGCAAGTTTGACGATTCGAGGGGGATCATTCTAAATGACGACCATTAACCGCATCATACTAAAGAAATCAGGTGTAACAAAAACAATTACACCATCCGATAATATACTGAAATCGGGTGAAGTAGCCTATACCTACGCTGCTGGTGATTCTTCTGGCGGTTTACGGTTCTTTATTGGTGCTGGTGAAAACGATTCGGCGAATGGCTTTGCCACAGAAATTCATACGATCGGTGGTAAATATTACACTGACATGATGGATCATGTGCGTGGTACACTGACACCGCTCAGTGCGATTACGACAGATTCAAATAGCAAGATCAGTAAACTTCTTGTTGATGACATCTCCTTAGACGGCAGAAACGTAAGTACGACTGAAGGCGATCTTTCATTTGTTTCATATACAAATGAAATCAATGCTACAAATTCTAGAATTAAGAATGTAGTTGATCCAGTAAATGCACAAGATGCTGCAACTAAAAATTATGTTGACGCTCTTGATCTCTTTGACTTTACGGGTGATGTACTTACAGGGAACGGCGAGGTCAATCCTGGTCAGCAAGTCTCAGTACTCGGCGGGTTCAATACAAATACGAGTGTCAAAGAAACATCTGACGGTGTCAGTATTACTGTTAATCTTGATTCTGATGTTCTAAATCTTTCTCGTCTATCTGTCGATCAATTAAATTTTAACGGTCAGAGAATATCGACAACACAAGGTAATATTACACTTGATCCGCAAGCAGGTTATGTCTACATTCAAGGTAACCTAACAGTTAATGGTACCACAACTACGATTAACTCAACAAACCTGACTATTGATGATAAGAATATTGTACTTGCAGATGGTGCAGCAAGCGCTGCAGCCGCTGACTCGGGCGGGATTACACTCGATGGTGCAAATGCTCAGATCTACTATAAGTCAACACCTGATACGTGGAACTTTAACAAAAAGATCGTAGCACCGAATATCGAAATTACCGGTGATTTGACCGGTCGATATGCAGGCTTTGATTCAGACTTTACTCGTAAGACTACAGACGATCTAACAGAAGGCGATTCGAACAAGTACTATCTGACACAGTATGCAGATTCAGATTTTGATGTAAGAATTGCAACAAAGACTACAGACGATGTTAGTGAAGGAAGTTCGAACCTTTACTTTACAAATACAAGAGCAAGAAATGCTCTAAATGTTATCGATGCAGGTGGGGATGGTTCATTTGCATACGATTCCTCAAACGGTACATTTACATATACCGGTCCGAGTGCTACAGAAGTAAGAGCACATCTCGGTGCATCCGGAGATCTGTCATATAACCAATCGACAGGTGTATTTAGTATCGATGTTGAGACTGTTTACACCAAAGCAAACTTTGATTCTGATCTAAGTGCTGCGACTACCGATGAGTTACCCGAAGGCTCATCAAATCTCTATTACACAGATGGTCGAGTAGATGCCCGATTTGCGATTAAGACGACTACTGAACTTACTGAAGGCACAAACCTCTATTATACAAACGAAAGAGTAGATGATCGTATCAACAACTTATTTGTAGCAGGTGAGGCTATGAGTTTCACTTATAACGATGTAGGAAATACATTTACTGTTGCAGCAGAAGAAGCAACGAGCTCGAATCTCGGTGTAGCATCATTCGATGCAACAGACTTTGCAGTTACATCCGGTAACGTTGAGATCGCAACAATTGACTGTGGAACTTACTAATGGCAACACCTAAAATACTCATAAAAAGATCCAACGTTGCGGGTAGAGTACCTACCAGTCTGGATTCTGGGGAACTCGCGCTTAACACTGCTGACGGTAAGATTTATTATACCGGTCACGATGGTGCCATTCATGCGTTTATGGATTCTGCTGGTGTCAATACACTCATAAACAACTCGGTATCAACACTCGATTCCGGCAATGTGACGGATATGATCGATTCGAATTATATCCAAACACGTCAGATTACATACACACTTCCGACTCTTGGTAATGACTTCGTTGATTCAGCGCAGGTGCAGGCGATTATTAATGCTGCATATGTCAAGAACATTATCGACTCTGCATACGTTGCAAGCATCGTCGAAACAGACGGTGACATTACGATCACCATTACTAATGAAATTACATCGACTGTTGATAGTGCATATGTTCAATCTCGTGTAGATGCAACTGACTTCCTTGATTCGGCCGAAGCACTTGCACTAATTGACTCTGCTTATATTCTAGCAAGAGCAGACTCTGCGTATATCAAGACTGTAACTGGTATCGATGCCGATCTCTTTGACGGGCAGAACTCTGCATTCTATCGTAACTATAATAATCTGACGAGTCGTCCTACGATCCTTGATAACGTCGACGTAGAAAATCAGATCGATTCTGACTATGTTAGACTGAGACAAGATTTTAGATACTCTTCACTGACTGGCAAGCCAAATATATTAGACTCAGCCAATATAGTGAATATTATCAACTCTGAAGGATTAGATTCAGATCTAGTTACTGCTCTTGTTGATAGTGCTTACATCTCATTACGCGATCGTTTTCAGGATTCTTCTCTTGTTACATCGACTGTAGATGCTGCATATGTTCAAGCCAGACAGATTAAGTATCTGGACAGTGAAGCCGTTAAAGCCATTACACTTGACTCTTCAGAGATCTCAACCGTCGTTACATCAGGCTATGTACAAGCAAGACAGGACTTTGCATACGGATCTTTGACCGGTACACCTACAGCTCTGTCTGATTTTACAAACGACGTAATTACATCTACAAGTGACGTATCTGAAGGTTCAAGACTTTACTTTACAAATGATCGTGTACGTGCCATCAGTCTTGATAGTGAAGATGCCACAAACCTGATTGACAGTGCATACATTCAAGCGAGACAGACTAGTGGTACAGATTCGGCAGCAACGATTGCTCTGATTACATCAACAGTTGATTCAGCATATGTACAACTGAGAGAAACAGCTGGACAAGTCTTACCTTCTCTTGGTAACGATTTTATTGATTCAGCAGAAGCACTAAAACTTATACCAAAGTTTGGCACGGACTTTGTTGATAGTGGACAAGTAGAGTTAATCGTTGATTCAAATTATGTAAGATTGAAAACTCGTATTGGTGATAGCGATATCGATTTTGGATCTTATAAGATTACATATTCAAATGTTTATTCTAACGTAAGTGATCTGCCAGATGCAAGTACCTATCACGGTATGTTTGCTCATGTACACGCGACTGGTGCTGGTTATTTTGCACATGCCGGCAACTGGATAAGACTTGCAAATCAAAGCGAAATCTTCGATGGTGCCTATGGTTCTCTTACCGGCACACCGACAATTCCTGTACTCGGTACTGATTTTGTAGATTCAGCCGAAGCATTAAAACTAATCGATGCGAATGCTCTTGATTCAGGTAGAGCAACATCGTTAATCGATTCAGCATACGTTCAACTAAGACAAGATTATGCTTATGGTTCTTTAACAGGTACTCCAACAATACCTGCTTTCGGCACAGATTATGTAGACTCTGCTTTTGTTACAGGTCAAGGCTATATCACTTCATCAAGTCTTCCAGTGCTTGGTACAGACTTTGTTGATAGTGGACAAGTAGAATTAATTGTTGATTCTGCCTATGTGCAACTTCGTCAGTCTGCAACCGGCTCCGGTTTAGATTCGAATGCTGTGATTGCACTCATCGATTCTACATATGTACAGGCAAGAGAAGCAACGTCAACTGTTGATTCAAGTCTAATCAATAATGTAAGTCTGTCGATTACAACATTTAAGTATACAGCGACAGCCGGTCAAACGGTATTCACTGGAGCTGATGATAATAATCTTTCACTTGATTATCATGCAGGACATATTCGTGTAAGCGTTAACGGTATTCTTCTAGTCGACTCTGACGATTATACAGCGACGAACGGAAGCTCTCTTACACTTATCGATAGTGCAAATGTAAATGACGTTATTACAATTGAAAAATTCAGAGGTCGTGATGTAGGATTAGATTCGACTGGTGTCACAAACCTTATCGATTCTGCCTATGTACAGCTTAGACAAGACTTTGCATATAGTTCACTAACTGGCACGCCAACAATACCTACAATCGATACTGACTTTGTTGATTCTGCTCGTGTTCTGAGAATGATCAGCAATGAGGCACTCGATTCAGACCTTACAATTGCTCTTGTCGATAGTGCTTATATTCAGCTGAGAGATCGTTTCCAAGATTCAAGTCTAGTAACATCGACAGTCAATCAGTCTTACGTTCGTAACTTAGAAACTCCGAATCCTGTACTTGGCACTGACTTTGTTGATTCTGCTCAGGTCGAATTAATAGTAGACAGTGCCTATGTCCAGCTCAGACAGGACTTTGCTTACGGTTCTTTAACAGGATCGCCTGTAGTATTTGATTCTGAGATGGTTGATGCTGTTATTGATTCACATGTTCGAAATGAACTTTTCCAAAATCTAAATACGATCGGACCTGATAAGCTAGGCGTTGCTAATTACGGAGTTTATATTGGTCAGTTTACGACTAACGGTACTGCATCATCTGATCAGAGAAATACTCATATCGGTAATCGCGCTGGTATGGACATTCAAAATGCTGATGATAACGTTTATGTAGGTTACAACGCCGGCGGTTCTTACGGTGGATCAAACAACGTCGCACTTGGTTCTGACGCAAACTTACTAGCCGACGGTAGTAATACAGTTGTTATTGGCCAGGGAGCCGATGCATGGCCTGGTACTATATCAATAGGTCAACAAAGCCAGACTGGTGACGGTGGTCTTGCGATTGGTTATCGTGCCAAATCCGCAGAAACAACTATAGCAATCGGCTATCAAACAGGTGTAACAGATCTTGATTCTGGTAACGTATTAATTGGATATCAGGCAGGACAGTATGTAAGCAGTGGATTAAATCCAGGTGGATCTCGTAACATTGCTATTGGTAATAAAACACTTGGAACCGTGGGTGGGTCATTAAATGGACTTCGGTCTGAAGCAAGAAATAACGTAGTTATTGGCCACGAAGCCGGTGGGCGACTAACTCGCGGTGCAGACAATATTGTTATCGGAAGATCAAACGCAGGTAGCACACTTAATTTTGGTTCGAATAATATTATTATCGGTGTAAATGCCGGTAACGCGATATCAAGTTGGGCGGCAACAAACAATACGATTGCAATTGGTGATTCAGGTATTGACAGACTGATGATTGAAGGTCTCGGCCTTGATACTGAAAAGGCAGTTGGCGGTCAATTCCTAAAATGGACGGGTACTCAATTCCAGTTTGACTCTACTGCAGCTGGTGTTTCATTAGGCACTGATTACATCGATTCAGCTCAAGCATTAATTCTGATTGATGCAAATGCATTGGATTCAGGTCGTGCTACATCATTGATCGATAGCGCTTATATCGAACTACGTAGACCACCTGAAGCAGTATTCGGTGTTACAAATAATGGAGCGGGTGCATATACATTCAACGGCGATGGCTTCTCATCAGGTCGTGACAATCCGGATATCTATCTACAAAGAGGTAAGACATATAAATTTGAAGTCAATGCTTCAGGTCATCCTTTTCAAATCCGTTCATCTAATGGCGGGTCTGCGTATAATACAGGCGTAACGAATAACGGCGCCGAAACTGGCAATGTCCTCTTTACGCCTGATATGAATGCGCCAGATGTTCTCTTCTATCAGTGTACTAATCATGGCGGCATGGTCGGTAGAATTTACATCTTCGATGTGAATACATTCGTAGACTCTGCATTTGTTACATCAAGCTTACCGGTACTTGGCACAGACTTTATCGATTCTGCACAAGCACTGATACTGATTGACGCAAATGCATTAGACTCAGCAAGAGCAACATCGTTAATCACTTCATCTTACATCCAGTCAAGGCAGTCTCTCATTGATTCTGCACTTACCACTTCACTGATCGATTCGGCATACGTACAAGCAAGAACAACAGGAGCAGGAGCAGGTACAGACTCAGCCGCAACCATTGCATTGATTGAAGCAACTGTTGATAGTGCATACGTTCAGCTCAGAGAAGCTGCCGGTGGCGGTGGTAGTGGAACACTTGATTCCGCTTTAACGATTGATTTGATCGATTCAGCATATGTGCAGGCAAGACAGTCGACCGTCTCAGGTACCGGTCTAGACTCTGCCGGCACAATCGCTCTGATTAATGATACTCATCTGACAGTCACAACATACGTTTATACTGCAGATTCTGCAGGTCATGTTGCCTATGAAGGTGCTGATGATAATGGTGCTGTACTTGCATTGAGTTCTGCTTCAAAGAACTATCGCGTAAGTCTAAACGGTATCTTACTTCTTGATTCAGACGACTTTAATGCAACCGATACTAAGGTCACATTGACTGGTAGTGTCAGTGCAAGTGATATTCTAACAGTTGAAACTTTCAAAGGCCGTCATGTAGCCGGAGGGATTAACTCATATCGCTTTACACCATCTGCAGGTACTACGACAATTACCGGTGCAGATGTTAAAGGTAAGACTCTAAACTATACCGAAGATCAAGTACAAGTCTTCTTGAATGGTATTGCTCTGATCGATTCGGCTGACTTTACAGCGACATCGGGTACTTCAATCGTACTCGATACAGCGACCGCGGCCGGCGATGAAATCTTAATTCAGAACTTCATACCTTCGAGTGAAAGAATTTGGACAGAAACAGCCACCTCTGTTAATGTAGGATCGAATACGAAGAACATTGTAGATTGCTCAGATGGTGCAATTACTGTTACCTTCCCATCTTTACCTACATTTGGTGATGAAATTAGAGTAATTGATGGCACTGGCACCTCTGCTACAAACAATATTACAATAAATAGAAATGGTAACAATATTCAAGGCGCGGCTGATAACTTTATTCTTGACGTTAACAGAGCTGCCGTCGGGTTTGTTTACTATAATGACTCACAAGGTTGGATATTAATAGAGAACTAATATGACACGGCTTAGTAATTTGAGAAGAATACAAGAAACTGCAAGAGGATTGTCGCAGCTAGACTCGGCTCAGGTCACAACCATTGCAAGAGCGTCAAGCACTGCACTAGACTCGGCTCAAGTCACAACCCTTGCATCAAGTGTAAGTCTAGACTCATCTCAGGTTTCTACGATTACATTGACAAGTCAAGATCGTGATAACAAATCATATAACTATGACGGCACTCTAGCCGTTAACACTGGTTCAAAAAGATTATATATGACCAGGACAGGTTCACTAGGCGACTTTGATATGTTTGTTGAAACAGCTCCAGTAGGAGCAAATTTAACAGTGACCATTAAAAAGAACGGAAGTCAAATAGCTACAGGATCGATTACAGACGGGGCTACATCTTCGACCGCAAATTCAATTGCGACATCAAATGCTGGATTTGTTAGTGGAGATTATTTAACAGTAGATATTACACAAATCGGATCATCAACTGCTGGTGCAGATTTGTACATCAATTTTAGGATAGCGAGTTAAAAATGGCAGATAAATATTTCTATACAGACGGTGCCGTAGATAGCAACGGTTTGAATCAAACATCCGTCTTAAATAAAGCAGTCTTCGAAAATGGTGGTCTGAAAGTCTATACGGATTTGGCAGACAGTTCTGATACAGGAAGATTGTTTATCGTACAAGATAATTCACCATGGGATAGAGATTCTGCTACAGGTCCAGCAGATGAAAACGGTATCATTCCCTTAACAATCGTAGAATATAACAGACCATGGGATAGTGCTGGTGAAGCATTTAATTGGGTAGTAGGAGAGTAACATGCCAGTAATTTGGAGAGCATCAGCGTCAGGTAAAGAAACATCGTATGCAGGTTTTCATTTGCTGACAGAAGATCCTAGAGCAGGTCATAATGTCATGTATATCGGACAAGACCTATTAGCAATCGATGCTATTTCTTTGAAACCGCTTTATGGATTAGCAGGAACCATGCGAGCACAGTCGACTACCGCTAACTGGGGTGGAGCAGTTTACCATTATAGCACAAACGGGCAAAACCACGAACAAGGATCAACAACATATATGATGCTTGCTGGTAAACACCCATGCGGATATGGTAGAAATGGTGTAGGTACTAATTGGAACAGTACCGCTACATCCTATCATAATGCTCCTTCTAGTATAACATTGAATATGGATTCTGAAAACCGTAGAGAGTATCATCAAGTCAAAGATAACGGTGATGGCACAAAAACAATTATGATGAACAATTTCGTGATGGGCAATTTTGGACATGAAGGTTATTCAGGAAAATTTGATTATGTAAATATACCAGACGATCATGAATTGTATGAGGTTACTCCTAATTCACATACTACTCATACAACAACTGCCGCACTGCGTGGTTGTAATCTTGGCTACAGTGCGCTTGACGGAACAAATTCAGGATTTTTGTTGATGTCGAATATGGTCTCTTCGTATCCTCTATATCCAAACATCACTTCATATATTCCTGGATCGACTTACAGTGCAGAAAATAGTTATGCAAGTGGTGGCGCATCTAATGGCTATTATCATCAATTCTGTGGTATGAGTAGAGGAGACGGCCGGCCTATTTTCATTGAAAGAGAACATAGCCTACATCAACCGTGGTTTAGAATTTGTAAGTGGAGTGGATCAGCGTGGACAACACTGCTCGATAGATTTCAGACAAGCGCTGGTGCGCAGGCATTTTCAACTGTATCTACTAATTACACTTATGGCAACTTAGTCACTGGGACAAATACTGATACAGATAGTAATAGTGGATCGAGTGATTCTTTTGGAAGATGGGGATCAGTTTGGTTCAGAAATGGAAGCATTGATTCTAAATATCTATTCACGATTCAACCAACGAGTTTTAGAGGTGTTCCATTCTTTGATATTTTCCGTTGGGATACAACAACTGATACGTTTGTTGGAGCAGGGATGCAGGGCGTAAGTACTTCTTATGCTAGTTTCTATCATACTAATTACAATGCGGCCCTTGGTTATGAGGGGATGGCAGATGATTATCTTTGGACGCCAAAAGGAACAGGCAAGACTCTTCCTGGATCTTCTGGTGCAGCATCTGCACAAAACCAGCAAGCGTTAACTGCTAACATGCATTGCGATGTTCATGGATATACAAATGCAGATGGTTCAACTTCAGTGCCATTTGATCCTCAAGACGCAGACGATACCGGTATTGTAGCAATGAGTGTTTTCAATAGTTCTGGAGAAGGAACTTTTTATGACGATTCACATAAAGGCCGTTCTATCGGTTGTTACACAACTAATCAATATTCAACCAATGACTATTATTATTATTTGGTATGGAGAGGTGCTACTGTCGTTCCAGAAACTCCTCTTGATTGGGTATGGTGTGACGAAGGGAAAACAACAATCGCGGCGATTTGTTTAAATAATACCTACATCTATCAGTGTAGAAAAGGAGCAAGTATCGCGCATGGCACAACAAGCGGAGATTACTTTACTTACAATAATGCTACTTCATCATCGACTTTCAATGTTAATCCGGATGCCGACCAAATGGGTTGGGCGCATACAGCAACAATCCCATACACTGTTCTGCAAATGGGCATTGACAAGTATGACCGTTTATGGTATGTGACTCACGAAGTTCCGACTGGATATACTAGCGCAAGTTCAGATAACACAAGATATTATCATAAACAAATGTGGATGATTACTACAGCAACACCGTTTAAAATTAATCTGACAGGCAACGCTACTACAGATACAATCTCATATTCTGGGTCAAACATCGACAAGACTTTGACTATCGAAGCATTAAACTTTAAAGCGCAGAGAGTTGCTAAGACAATCACTCTTACAATTCATGGTTCAGATGCTCAGTTTGATAATGGTACTCAAACTAAAGATGTAACAACCTCATCTTCTGGTACTGTGAATGAAACTATTACGATCACAGGAGCAGGTTCATTTAATATTACAGCAGCATACGGTGCATAAATATGGCGTACGATCGCCCGAAACATACTAATAGAATCAATGCTCAAGAGATAGATGATGCACTAACCCAGAATGATAATCTGATTTCTGGTATAGATGATCGTACTCAACCTGTTACTCTTGGAACCAGCAAAGGTTTTGCAAGGGTAAATGTTATAACGAATCACACTCCTGCTGCCTTTGACTCTGCACAGGATGCTTGGCATACAGAATCTTTTATCAAAAGTTTTTCTGTTCCTGTTATTATTGATCGTGACGCAGGTAATGCAAATTATAGTAATAAGAACTTGATGCGGAACTTCTTAAACGATCAGTACATCAGTATTAGTTCTGATTCGGGTGCTAGATATAAAGATACGATGTGGACATATGGTGGAGGAGTACGAATATATTCTGATGGTACGACTCCAGATATAAACTTCGTAGATTCGAACTATTTTAGAGGCGGCGCTGATCACTCTACCTTAATGATACAGGGACTAGCAGAACAAGACTCTATCGCAACGAACTTAGCATCTGCTCCCGATTCTGACTTCTTGAATTATCAAGAGGATTCTTTTTACTCAGCGCCGCGAAATATAGTAAATAGTAGATATGGTTTGCATACAACTATGATGGACTTTGATGCCCTAGGATTTTATGGAGGCTATTCAAATACAGAAGCGAATATAACTGCCTTTGCAAATCAGGTTCCTTTCGAATATGATAGTACACCCGCATTTTATTCACAGGCCGCATATGATTCAGCTGCAGGTTCAGGCGGTGGTGGTGGCGGTGGTGGCGGTGTAGCAGCCGATCCAGAATCATGGAGCTAATTCGCTTATAAATAACTGTGTACTTTTAAACAACTTTGTGATATAATTATAATATGATTGACTTGAAACAAATACATGAAATGTGGTCTCGTGATAGTGAGATCAAGATGCAACTTGATGAATCATCGCGTGAAACACCGAAACTGCATGCCAAGTATTTGGAACTTCTTTCAACAACTAAGCTACAACTTAAACGAGCAGAGTTTCAACAAAAAGTTTTGTTGAAAGAAAAGTGGTTATATTATAACGGCAAGATGTCACAAGAAGACGTCGTAGAAAAAGGATGGGATCCTGATCCATTTGATGGTCTAAAAATACTCAAAGGCGAAATGGATTACTACTACGACTCAGATCCAGAAATACAGAAGTCTGAAGAGAAAATACAGTACTATAAGACTGTTATAGATACTTTAGAACAGATCATCAGTAACCTTAACTGGCGACATCAAACTATTGGTAATATAATCAAGTGGAAACAATTCGAGTCCGGAAGCTAGATCACGCAAATTTCGAAATTACCTGTGATTCGGGTGCAGCACAAGAGCTCAACGAGTTCTTTAGCTTCTACGTGCCCGGTTACAAGTTTATGCCTGCATATCGTAATCGTATGTGGGACGGTAAGATACGACTCTTTCAACTCAGAGATCGTACACTGCCGGCAGGTTTATTTTACCATTTAAGTGAATTTTGTGAGAAACGGGGATATATACTAGAGTCAGAGAGAACCAAGTATGGAGCGGCCGATGATCGAACAAGAATTACTAAGCACGATCTTGACAGTTTTTGTGATACTCTTAATTCCCCTTACACTCTTCGCGAGTATCAGTACCAATGCGTGGGAGAAGCGCTTACGAGAAAAAGAGGAATCCTCCTCAGCCCAACAGGATCAGGAAAATCGTTCATAATCTACAATGTAATCAGATATTGGTTACAGCGTCTGACAAATGGAGCGAACTATCCGAAAGCGGGACGTGTACTGATTATCGTACCTACAACATCTCTTGTAGAGCAGATGCATGCTGACTTTATCGAGTACGGATGGTCTGAAGGTGCGATACATAGAATCTATTCAGGCAAAGATAAAAACAATATTAAAGCTGCATGCGTAGTTACGACATGGCAGTCGGTATATAAGTTACCGAAACAATGGTTCGAACAATTCGGTTGCGTGATCGGTGACGAGTGTCATGGCTTTAAATCAAAGTCACTGATGAATATTATGAATAAATGCACAGAAGCAGAATACAGATTTGGTACGACAGGAACATTAGATGGATCGCAGACTCATGAGCTTGTACTTCAAGGCCTATTCGGAAAAACCTACAAAGTTACGACCACTCGCGAATTACAAGATAACGACACTTTGGCAAAACTATCGATCAGGCGACTCGTTCTTGATTATGGACAGGAGGTACGCAAGGACTTCGGGAAACAAACATACCAAGACGAAATCGACTTTATCGTTAGCCACGAAAAACGGAATAAATTTATTCGAAACCTAGCTATAGATATGAAAGGAAACACATTAGTTCTTTTCAATTATGTAGATAAGCATGGTAAACCATTGTTCAATTTAATAAGGGATAAAGCAAATGAAGATCGTAAAGTCTTTTTTGTATCGGGTGGTACGGATGTTTCCGACAGAGAAGCAATTAGAGGTATTGTGGAAAAGCAGAGGGATGCAATTGTAGTTGCTTCACTTGGTACTTTTAGTACAGGTATAAATATAAAAGAGTTACATAATATCATTTTCGCTTCGCCATCGAAATCACAAATACGAGTGTTACAGTCGATTGGTCGAGGCCTTCGAAAGAGTAGTGATGGTCGTGTAACAGAACTATATGATATAACTGACGATCTGAGTTGGAAGAACAGAAAGAACTTTAGTTTACTTCATTCATGGGAACGGCTGAAGATATATCAAAAAGAAGAATTTGATTACAAAACCGTAGAGGTGTCAATATGAATCTTAAACAATTTAAGCTGACGAATGACGATGAAATTATCTGTGAAGTCGTAGAAGATACAGAACAAGGTCTCGTAATTCGAAAGGTGTTAAAGGTTCTTGCTACGGATGATTTCGAAACAAACATCAGATACTATGCATTTAGACCATGGCTCTCATTTCAAGATGACTTCGATGAGTTGTCAGTATTGAATATTGGTCATATCATCGGTGAAACGACACCGTCAAACACGATCGCAATTCATTTTAAAGGTGCGATGGAAGACGTAGAGAAAGCAAAGAAGTTTAAGAGAGACTTCAAGATCGAAGACATCATTGACGAAATGGGCGATGACTGGACAGACGATATGCTTGAAGAGTTTCTTGAACAAAAGATGAGAGAAGAGAGCTTTACGCAGGATTCAGCGGATCCAAAGATTATTCACTTTAACCCAGGAACAACGAAACACTAATGTCAACTCTTATTACAAATTTACCGAATCAGAAAGTTTACGTCAGAAAAGAATATCTCATGGACCACGAAAGCGGGCATGGCGAATTCGTTGAAGGACATTGGGTAACTGCAAAGTCGATACCAGGTCGGGCATTTTATTTCGAAACTTATCTGCCGCATTACGGTGCTCTTTATGATAAGTTACCAATCAGTGCCTTTGTTTCGAGTCCAGAAACGCCAAATCCGGATTTGACATTGCCGAATCTTCAGTTTTGGAATTGCATGGATTATGGTGTTACATCGATCTATAAACAATTTATTGGGTCTATGGATTTCGAGATTAGAACTCGGGACCAGGGTAACATGTATGGTACCTATATTTGCACTCTCGATAACTACCATGCGCAGGCCGATGAGGTTGACTATTCGACTGCTGAAGTTCCGGAAGAACATAAATCTTTTAATCTGATTGAACTTGAAAACGGTCAATATGCGCTTTATCCTAATAATCGTATGAGAGTGTACGATAACTCTCTTACGCCTGAGAATCCAATGATGCCTGACTTTAAGGTATCGACAGACTACTATCAGGTTGAAAGTGGTAATAAATACAGACTAGGTGATACGGAAGAATATTACTACGAGGCCCTTGCCCCGGGTACTACCTCCGCTCCAACTAAACTATAGTTTATTATAACACCTAAAAGTGCCGTTGTACACTAAAAAATTTCGGACTTAGAGATAAGTTTATATGTGTACAATACGTGATTGATTTGATATAATATTATTGAAAGGTAGTTTATTATGGCACGATCAAAAAGAGCAGCAATCCATTACGTCAACAACGCCGAGTTTTCTCAGGCCGTAGTGGATTACGTTACGCTAGTTCAAGAGGCCAAGAAGAACGAACAACAACTTCCAATTGTACCAGATTATATTGCCAGCTGTTTCCTAAGAATCGCTGAAGGTTTGTCTCACAAATCTAATTTTATTCGTTACACATATCGCGAAGAAATGGTGATGGATGCTGTTGAAAATTGTTTGAAGGCTATCGAGAACTACGATATTTCTGCGGCCACTCGTACTGGTAAACCGAATGCTTTTGCATACTTTACACAGATTACGTGGTACGCTTTTCTACGTCGCATTGCGAAAGAAAAGAAACAGCAAGACATTAAGCTAAAATATCTGACAAAATCCGGTATTGAGAACTTTATTGATAATGAATTAGGCGACGAGATGTCACAACAAGTCGTTGGTGCCTTTGTGGATACATTACGAGACCGTATCGAAAAAGTCAGACATGTCGATGCCGAAGTGAAAGAATTTGTAAAAGAGGAAAAAAGAAAGAAACGTACTCGAATTGCAGATTCTGATTTGACGGAGTTTATGCAGTGAAAATTGCAGTGTTAAACGATACCCATTGCGGTATCAGAAATTCTTCAGAGATCTTTTTGAAGAATGCAGAAGACTTTTATTCAAAGGTTTTCTTTCCATATTGCCAAGACCATGGGATCGAACAGATCGTACACCTTGGCGATTATTATGATCACCGTAAGTTCGTAAACTTTAAGGCATTGAATCATAACAGGAAATGTTTCCTTGATCCGATGCGCAAACTTGGGATGAAAATGGATATCATTCCAGGTAACCACGATACTTACTACAAGAATACGAATGACTTGAACTCTTTGAAGGAGCTTCTGGGTTATTACATGAATGAAGTCCATATTATCATGGAGCCCACTGTTCTGGAATATGGGTCACTGAAGCTTGCTATGCTTCCATGGATAAACCAGGAAAACTACGAAACTTCAATGAGTTTTATTCGTGATTGTAAAGCCGACTGGCTTGGTGCTCATCTTGAGCTCGGCGGGTTCGAACTGATGAGGGGTGTCAAAGCACATGGTGGTCTAGACCATAAGCTCTTCTCGAAGTTCGAACTCGTTCTCACTGGTCATTTCCATGTTTCTTCAAGACAGGATAATATCTGGTATCTTGGAAGTCAGATGGAGTTTTTCTGGTCAGATGCTCATGACCCCAAATATTTCTATGTCATCGATACTGAAACACGTGAGATTGAAAAGATTCGAAATCCTCACACTTTATTCCATAAAATTGTGTACAATGACGAGGAAACAGATTATAATAATATAGAACTACCAGATCTGAGCAAGAAGTTTATCAAGGTCGTGGTGGTCAATAAGAAAGACCAGTTCGTATTCGATCGCTTTATTGATCGCATACAGAACCAAGATATATATGAATTAAAGATTGCCGAAAACTTTAGTGAGTTTGTCGGCGAGAATGTTGAGGATGAGGAAGTGAGCTTTGACGATACGAGTACAATCGTCGACACGTATATCGAAGCGGTGGAAACCGATCTCGATAAAGAGAAGATCAAAACTCAAATGCGTGAGCTCATGACAGAAGCACAGGCTCTAGAAGTTGCATGATAATATTCAATACGATTCGTTGGAAGAATTTTCTTTCGACAGGTAATTCGTTTACCGAAATCCAACTTGATAAGCAAAAATCTACTTTGATAGTTGGTCAAAATGGTGCTGGTAAATCTACAATGCTCGATGCGATATCGTTTGCATTGTTTGGTAAACCACACCGTAATATCAACAAACCACAACTGATCAACTCTGTCAACGGTAAAAGTTGCGTAGTTGAAGTTGAGTTTACTGTTGGTCAAGGCAAATTCAAAGTCGTACGTGGCATCAAACCAGGTATCTTTGAAATATGGAAGAATGGTACAATGATCAACCAATCTTCTCATGCCAAAGAATATCAGAAGATCCTCGAACAGAATATCTTAAAGCTCAATCATAAGAGCTTTCATCAGGTAATCGTGCTTGGCTCCTCATCCTTTATACCATTCATGCAGTTACCTGCTGGTCATCGACGAGATGTAATCGAGGATCTTCTTGATATCAATGTTTTCAGTAAGATGAACATTATTCTTCGAGAAAAGATAAACGTACTGAAAGACAAACTGAAAGATAATAATTACAAGATTGACATACAGAATACAAAAATCGAAACACAGAAAAAATACATTCGTGATATTACAGCATTAACTGAAGAGAATAAAAGAGAATATGAATCTAGGATATCAACGGCGCAGGATAGCATCGATGACCTACAAGCTCAGAATAGTGAGCTTAGCGTGGGCCTCGAAGAAAATCTTCGAAGCGCCGAGGAAGAGCTATCGACTCTACATGATCAACGCCAGACCCTTATGCTCAGAGGTCAAGATCTTCAAACACAGTCGAAGGAAGTTGCCAAACGTGCCATGTTTTTTGAAGAGAATGAGGTATGTTCCGTATGCGACCAAACCATCTCAGACTCGCATAAACATGACATTCTCAAGCATGCGAAGCAAGAAGCCAAATCGTTACAATCCCAGCGCCGTAAGGTTGGTGAGGACGGGACCTCGATGGAGGAAAAGATTAACGAGGCCAGCGGCGTACTTCAATCGCTTCGATCTAAAGTATCTCAACTCGGTGAGAACAACCGGGAGATCTCTAGCCTTCAGAAACAAATTCAAGAATACCAGTCTTCCATCGAAAAAGATGTAGGCGCTGATCTGAATAACGCGAAAGCAGATCTCGATAGTCTTACGAATGAAAAGAACGGTCTGTTCGAAGAGAAGCTGACCATGTCAGAAGAGTTCAACTATAATTCTGTAATATCTGAGATGCTCAAAGATACTGGTATCAAGACAAAGATTATTAAGCAGTATCTTCCTGCAATCAATAAGCTTGTCAATCAGTATCTACAGATTCTGGATTTCTTTGTGCATTTCAATCTTGATGAATCATTTCAGGAAACAATTCGTTCGAGACATCGTGACGAGTTTACATACGATAGTTTCTCTGAAGGCGAAAAGCAACGTATCGATTTGGCTCTCTTGTTTACATGGAGACAGATTGCGAAGATGAAAAACTCTGTAGCAACTAATCTTCTAATTCTCGATGAGACATTCGATTCTTCTCTTGACCATGAAGGCGTAGACAATCTCTTAAAGATTCTCTATACTCTCGACGACGATACAAATATCTTTGTCATCTCTCATAAAGGTGAGATCCTTGACGGTAAGTTTGCATCGAAGATCGAATTCAAGAAAGAAAAAAACTTCAGTAAAATGGTGGCTTAACTGTTTACTTTTATGGCCATTTGTGATATAATATATAAAATCAATCGCGGAGTAGATTATGGAATTAAGTGATAACACTCTTTCCGTCTTGAAGAACTTCTCAGGTATCAATCAGAACCTGATGTTCCAAGGCGGTAACATTATTAAAACGATCAGTGAAGCAAAGAATGTTGTTTCAACTGCGGTCGTTACAGAAAACTTCCCACAGAAG